GTGACACTAACATTAAGTTAATAGCCATCTTACGCATAGATCTATCTACTCCTAGTTTATCTAATAAGAAGAATGTTAGACCAATACCTGCTACAACTGCCATCGCTACTAAAAGTCCTTTTAGAACTGGCATAGCGACAAGACTCAATAGAGCTAAAGTACCACCTAATAGAAGTAGACCTATACCAAGTGCTTTAATTGATTTACCAAAGTCTTCCATTCTCTTTGGATCTGCACCAATCATATCTAAGATTTTAAATACACCTGCAATACCTACTAATATAACTGTAGTTGCTAATAGACCAACCAGAGCTGGAAGTGCTAATATAGATATTAGGGCTAATGAACCTGCTAGTTTAAGTAATGACATACCGACATCTCCTAACAGAGCAATTGATTGTAATCTTTTCTCGTCTATGCCTTCTGTAGCGTACATTAGGCCTTTTATCATCAGAATAGTTGCTGGAATCCAAATAATGGAAGCTACTGCTGCCACGAGGAGTAGTGGAGTAGCTAAAATAAGATAACCTGCAAATAGGAGTAGTGACTTACCTACATCGCCTAGAACAACTAGACCTTGTGTAATTGCATCCATTTTCTTAGACAATTCCTCTGCAGGACCTGCCTTTTCTAATGCTTCTACAATAAAGCCTAAGCCTAGACCAATAGGTTTAAGTGTTGGAGCTACTAGTTTTAAAACTATAGCCTCTTGTAGACCACCTTTACCAGCCTTGGTATTCTCTTCGAGCTTTTCCATCGCGATAACCATTCGGTCAATACGATCAAATAACTCACCACCAGGGTTGATTGCCTTGGCTGATAAATCTGAATTGTCTCTGATTTCTTCTAAGAGCTCGGTTTGACCTCCTAGTTTATCAAATGCGCTTGCTAAAAACTTAAAATTCACTAGATACTCCTCAGTATTTTTAAAATAAAGGGGTATGCTTTTAGGAACATACCCCTAATACTATATTATATATCTCTACAACTTAGGCATCTTTAACGTAGGTGTCCTCATTGTAGGGACCTTAGGCATCTTTGGCGTTTTGTATTTAGAGCTCATTGAACTCTGTCTATCGTTCGCCTGTTCTTGTTGGTCCTTAGATTGTTTATTCCTCTCTTTGATGTACTCTGAGAGATTCTTCACGTAATACCAGTATTCGTAGTAGTACATGTTTTCAATCTCAGATGGTTGCATCCTGAGGTGAATGCCCAGGTAGAACTTAGTCTTAAAGTAATTCTCCAGCGAGATCTGAAATAATGAAAAGACTTTTGATGCCACCTGGGAACTCAAGAGGGGCCGATGCCTTCTCTCCGTCTAAGGTGGTTTCTAGTGTTGCTTGAACACCAATTCTCATTCTTTCAGCTAATCTGTAGATTACCATGAACTTTTTCTCATCCCAAGCCTTATAGTCAACCTCTAGTTGAAAAATTTTGTTTAGGCCTAATGATCTCCAGTCGGATTGAACATAAGGTAGAACTTGGATAAAAGCTTTATCGAACTCAACTTCTTTCTCCTGACGATCTCTAAGATAGTTAGTTACTTCCTGCATAACACCAATTGTTGGTGGATGCATTTTGACTTCACCAGCAGAACGTGTCTTAATTACATAAGTTCTAGCTTTATCGTCATAGTACTTTTCTATTTCTTCATCGATAACTGAAGGTACCAAGTTTCTAATTGATAATTCAATTTCAACTGGCTTTTTACCCTGGTCAGTTTTACCTTTTAACATTAATTTGTTTTCAGGTTCTGGGAAAGTTAAGTCTCTAACTGCGAGTAAGACTATAATTCTGTCCTCTTCAAGTAGATCTTTGTAGGAAAGTCTTTTCTTATCAGAAGTCATCTGCATACAAGATTCAACAATTGAGTTTAACTTATCTTCCATATCGATATAGTTATTCTCGTCCATTGTTGAGAAATGTCTGATTTCTGCTGCTTTAGCAGATCTAATCTTGATTACAGTTCCTTTTGGATAAAACTTTGCCTTTGAAGGTAAATTCTCTAGGTCTAATACGTGCCATCCTAAAGCAGAGTCTGAAGACTGTGCTTTATCTGGTCCGAAGTTACCCATATTAACTTTACCTAAACCTCCTGCAGCCACAGCAGCTTCCATATTAGTTGCTTCTGTATCTGTAGTTTCTACTTGAGGATCGTTAATAGCATCTTTAGCTGCTAAAGCCTTTGCCATCTTTGCTTCCTCTGCGCTGAGTTTCTTTTTCTTGTCGCTCATATTATTTACTTTTTAGGTTTTTCAAATTTTGTTTTATGTAAGATTTTTGATCTAAGCTTCTCTTACCAAGCTCATCTTTTATTAATTGTCTAATAAACGCGCTCACTGAAATAGGACGTTGTTCGTATTGTAAAGCATCATTTAGAATAACACGATTTACTTCTCGAACTTCGTCTTCAGTCAGTAAGACTTGTAATTTTTTGGTTAATTTATCACTCATAATCTCTTATTATTAGGATATTATATTATGTTTTCAGAGTCTAAAAAAAGGGGGCTGAAATTCAGCCTCCTTTTTATCTAAAAACTTTTAAGCTTATGTTAATTCTTCAGAGTAAGTATCACACTTCCAAACAACTTCTAAAGTTCTAGGCTCTGCATCTGCATAGTCTAATCCTTCCACCAAGTTTACACCTGATGTGATGAAACAATCATCTAGAGTTACTTTTCTGTAAATATCACCTTCTCTGTTGAATTGTACAACAACAATAGTACCTACATAATTCTTTTTAAGACCCATTTCTCCAGTTTCTGGGTTGTACGCCGCTCTGTACCATTGTCTTAATGTTTTGTAAATGTAAGCCTGGTTAGAGTCGTTTAGGTTAAGTGAGAAGTTAATAGTCAGATCCACTGAAGTTTGAGCTGCCATACCTGCGTATGATCTGTCAGCAAACTTGTATTTCTGAGTTACTGCTTCTACACCTGGAGCTAATCCGTCTAGACCTGCTACTGTGTTAACTTGTTGTAGTAAGAATTCCTGTCCAGCGACACCTGCAGGAGGTAAAATAGTCACCTCGAATAGGTTACCTTGTACTGGCTCGAAATTTCTACCTTTCTTGCTAGTTTGGTCTTCTGAATAATGTGGTAAAGCCATATCTTAATTTTTCTTATTTTATTTATATATCGTTGTTTTCTTATGCAAAGTTACCTGTTGCGATCTCACCTGTGTTTAATACAGTCACCCTAGATACTAGAATCTCAAGACCTTTAACTGGTTCTACGAACGTATCAAGAATACCCATGTTGTTGTCGATTACTTCAGACGTGTTGTTTGAAGTGTCCATGATATTCTTAAAGTCGAATACACCACCGTCTTTCTTAACTGATTCCATGAAGTTATCAGCTAAAGTTTTGATTTCTAATCTAGTTTGAGCATTGTTAAACTCGAACAGATAGTTCTTAAGAATTTCAGCTAGACCATCCTCGATGTAAATTAATACTTCTCTTACGTGAGCAGAAGAAAGTGCTGATTGAATTCCTTGTTGAGCTGTTTTATTACCTTTGATCGTTAAACCAACGCCTCTTTCAAATACGATTGGGTTGTAACCGAATGGCTCAAGTACATCTCTGTCGAATTTGTCAAATGCAAATTCTAGAGACTGAACACCTGTTCCACCTACAACACCTCTTCTTGGGCCTGCGATGATTGACCATGGTAAAGCATCTAAAAATTTATCGATATAGTTGTTTGATACGTATGCTGCTGGTGGAATAACTTTAGTTCTACCGTTCTCAATTACATTAAGACCAGGACCATAGTAGAATGCGTAGTTAGCACCCTCGTTGATCGATGGTAATGTATAAAGAGCTGATGGGTTTAACTCTAAGTTACCTCCAGTTGCCACTGTGTTCACATCGAATGCACCTGTTATAGTGTTTAAGAATGATGGGTTAGTAGATGCTTTGAATTCTTTCACCATTGGTGCGTTAAGAATTGCTGAAGCATTTTGTCTTTCTTTACATAAGAATGATAATTCTTCTTTGTTAAGTAATCCACCGTTCTCTAATGAACCGAATGTATCAACAACATATCTAAATGTAATGTTGTCTTTGTCAATAAGTGCGTTTCCTAAACCAGTTCCCGGCTTGATTGCAGAAAGTAAGTCAGCGATTAGCTTGTCTCCTTGTGTTGCACCTTCTAGTGGGAATGTTTTGTATACACCTGCAGATTCTTCATATCTTTTAAGTGAATAACTTGGTCTACTTGAAACTACTCTTGATGTTTCAAATCTGAAGAAAGTTGATCCGCCTACTACTGACTTAACAATCTTCTTAATTCTGGATAGTTTACCTCCATCGCCTGGTACATATTGTCCAACTTTAATTTCAGCTGGCCAAGCTACAGTACCTGCAGCACTTAAATCACCAGAGAAAGTGAAGATTCCAGCACCGTTTGCTGTGAATGTCCAACCTTCTGCTAATGTTGGGAATAATACTGCTCTTGAGTTAGGCTGTAGAGTCCATACATCGAAAGATGATTGGATAATTGCACTAAATGCAGCTAATGAAGTTTGGTTTGCTCCTACATAGTCATCGCTGAATGCAACACCACCACCTGCAGATATTTCTACTGTATTATCGTTAGGGTCTACAGTAATATCTGAGATTTGTGTGAATTCACCAGCGTTAACTGATAGTAAGAATGCACCTACTACTAATGAATTATAGTTATCAGGACCGTGTGATAGTTTTAAGTTACCGTTAGATAATTTAGTAATTGTAACTGGACCACCGTTTACGAAGTCAGCCGCAGTACCTGCTGCATAAGCTTCGTATCCTTTTGAGATTTGTCCTGAAGCTGTGATTGTTACTTGGTTTGCACCTGTATCTGCGATTCCAGTGATTTGTACAAACTCACCAGCAATATAAGACTCTAAGTATTTAGAAGTATTAATGCTGTGTGTTGATGCTAGGATAGCAGCAGAAAGGTTAGTACCGTTAATTATTAACTGGTTGTTATCGTTATCTACTGTTACAATACCACCTTGAGCTGTTAAATCTGCGATAGATTCAGAAGCAACTTGCTTCACTTTATGTGATAAAATTTCGTAATCATTGTAAATGTCAAAGCCATTTCCGATTAGGTCGATGCTTGGAAGTGCATCTTCTTGTACTGCACAGAATAAACCTGTTCTTCTAGCCTCCATATTAATTAGAGTCTCGATGTACATTTGATTACCTTCAGCATCAATAAATTCTGGTATTAAAGATACACCATCATATTGTGCTAGAAGAGTTACTTCTCTTAAACCTGCAAACTGAGCGAATTGTGCTCTGAATAAACCATCCTGATCGAAGAAGTCTCCGTAGTTAGGATCGTTGTTTAATTCAGCAGCATCGAATTTGCCTTTAAATACAAATACATCTACTAAGTAGTCTGATACGTACTCGTCTGCGTCAATTCCTTCTGGAATGTTAGCTTCACCATACCATTCTCTTGCTGTTAATTCAAAACCTCTAACGTCTGCAGCTTGTCTAATGATAACTGTAATCGGATCTTGCTTGATATTAACAAATGAGATTGCATGATTTTGATCTTCTGCAGCAGCACTTAATAACTTCTCATCTGAAGGTACCCAGAATTTATCTGTATCAAATACATCTGAATACTTCTTAGAAGTCATTGCAGATGCTTGAAGTGAATTAGCTGATAAACCTTGTACTGCAGAGTTAGTTGCTGGTGAGAAAATACTCACTTTATCATCATCAGACGCTGTAGTCATGTTAATAGCTAAAATTGGACCTCTTGATAGAGCTTCAATTGCTGATCTGTGGAAGAACATATTTTTCTTTTCTAAGGACTTGTCGATTCCACCGAAAACTTGCTTGAATTGCTCTACGTCTTCTATAAGAACTGGAGTATTGTAAGGACCTTTCATAGATCTACCTACAACTAGTCTGATAGTTTCCGCAGGGATGTTAACGGTTTGTGACTTGTCAAACTCTAGACGATATACGCCTGAGCTTTTGAACTGTAATAATTGAGGACTTAATGCCATAGTTGTTCGTTATTATTTTTTAATTCTTTTATTATATATCCTTGTCTTTCTGCAAATTTATTTCAAAAGGTCATAAATATCATATTGTAAATCTCCAGCTTGGTCATTGTCCTTGTAAAGGACTGCCTCCATCTCGTCATGGATGTCTGGATCTATGAAATCTAATAGCTCTTCCACGAAATCTGCATAGTCTGTCGTATTAAAAAACTCGGTTGCAGTGATACAAGTCATAATCACGTCGTCATTGCCCATCTGAGCGCCGTAACTACCGTTTGGCAGGGTGCCAAACAAGGAAGCTTCAGTCACTGTAACCTCATCAGTTAAATCTAATCTATTTATCTTATATAATTTCGCAAAGTTCTGGCAGAATATAGCTTTATTGTCAGATTTTAATTTGATACCAGGCTTTAATGCTCTGCCATCATGTCTGTGTTTAAACTTAACTACCATCTCATCATCGAAATCATTTCTTTGTGGAAAAATCTGTCTTAGATAATTAAATAATACAGTACCATAAGTATTATATTCCACAATCATCTTTACGTTCTCTGAGTAGAATATGTCTACTGACAGAGTATAAAGTACTTTTGCGAAATCTTCAATTACATGTTCGTTAGATCTGAATCTACAAACTTGAGTAAATTTGAAGAAATCGTACATCGCACCTGGATTAATTACATTCTTTATTTCGTCCTTATTCATTGGACTAACTTGGAATACATTAATTACCGATGCGTCACCGCCGTTACCTTCTGCAATATCTACTGAGAATAACCAGAAGTTCTCTTTATCTTTACAGGTATCAATATCAAAATCTGGAGCCCACTCTAAGAAACCTTTTGTGTCAATAGAGATATAGTCGAACTCATCGAATTCATGATAGACATACGGCTTCATTCGCTTTCTCATCTTCTTCATATCCACTGGGTCTAGTAGTAGATTTGAACTAGAAACGAATTCATTTCCGTATTGTTTATTGAATGCCTCAATTGAACCTAAGTTTTTAAGTTCTCTTTCGTACCATGCTTCGTCTCTGTCAGGATGTTGCCACCAGTCGATACGCATAGGATGATATTCATTATCTTTACGATCTGCTGCGGCGTATATTTGGTAGAATTTGTTAAAACCATTTGGTGTAGATGTAATTGTAATTCTTGAGACTTTCGACGAGGATAGTGTAGGATATACATTCTC